CCCCCATTCCGTCTCCTCCCATTGTTCTCGATCGTTGCTTTGAGTAATCAAATTATCCAATGTATATATTCCGTCATGCATTGTTATTCCTGATCTAAGAAGGTTGAATTTTTCACGCGAACTGCACTCTTCACCCTTATATTGAGCAGATATAGCATTTCCTCCCCAGACTGAATTCCACAGAGTATCAAAATTGTCTGCTTGTAGACGAGACTTTTCGTCAACAGTCATCTGATTTAGCATATTTATGATGTATTGCTTGTTTGTTACCGAATATTTTCCTCGCATAAAATCGATGTGTCCCAGTGTATCCTTTCTACGGATCAGTAAATATTGAGGTTCATTTTGCACAAACCGAAATGCGATGATCCCATTACTTGTAATGGGCAATTTACAATGATGATATAAGTGACCCGATTTTCCACAATTATTGCAATATGCGTCGGACTGTTTTTGCATAATCTACGGTTATTCTACATTATTATATTCACAATTGTTTATATACTTTCCTTTCATGGAAGAACAGCATGCGAACTATATACAAAATACATTCATACCTACATCATTTTCGATGATTGATTCGGAAAAGCTCCTTCCTGAAATATGGGGTCCGCCGTATTGGTTCGTTTTACACACGATTGCTCAAACGTATCCTATTACCCCAAATTCTGTTACGAAACGCAAATACTATGATTTCATACAGAACCTCCCGCTATTTATTCCCAACCCCGAAATAGGCAATCATTTTATATCTTTATTGGACCGATTTCCAGTTTCCCCCTATTTAGATAATCGAGATTCCTTTATCCGATGGGTCCATTTCATACATAATCGTATAAACCGCATTCTTGGAAAAGAGGAGATTACATTATTTGAAGCATTGGATCAATATAAAGCACATTATAAGCCGAAACAGATTAAACTGTCGGAACAATTTCATATTAAGAGAGAATATATTATCGCATTCTTCACAGTGATATGCATTGTGTTTATTGCTATGTTATATTGATGAAAATGTAACTGATGTTTCATCCAAAACATTGGGCCCGACTATTTTATACCTACAATATAAATATGCGGGTTGAATTGTGGTTAATTTTAATCACAGGAGGTATACTATTTCATATGTATACTGACGGCAAGTATACAAAAAATATAATGATGTATAAAAAGCAGTTTCAAATGGGCGGGGTTGTATTTGGTGCATTTGTATTATACGTATTAATCAAAAAAAATCCCGCCAACGCGCAAAATATTTTGGTGACTTCGAATGAATATTTGAAATATTTGCCCGTAGATAAAAATACAACTTCTATGTTGTCGCCCATCTTGGATTTTACATCAAAACGTAGTTTTCAAAACGGAGGAGGAGATCATGATGTCGTGCAAATACCAAACCGGCAAATACGACAAGAAGAACGCATCATGCATTCCGGTAAAAAAAGCACAAAGCGGTCCGTCAGTGAAACCAAGAAAAAGTTTGTTGCGTCTAGACAGAATTGGAAATGCGGAGAATGCAACGAACAACTGAATGCCTGGTTTGAAGTTGATCATAAAATTCGATTGGAATATGGCGGAAGTAATCACGTTGATAATTTAGTCGCATTATGTCGCGAATGCCATGGTAAAAAAACTACGATTGAAAATTTATAACACTCATTTAGTGGTTTGGAGCGACTGAACTCCGCGGACGGCTGCCGAATTAACCTTTTTGCATGGTAGAATGAAGGAATCGAAATATACGTCTAATGTATATACGTATATTGCGATGGAACAACCTAATATCATTCCGTCTACTAATATAAAACGAAAAACTATAAAAAAACGTCGTCAACCACGCATAAATTGTCCACCCGGGACACAATCGAATGAGGCCGGAGAATGTATAAAACCGTTCGTTGAAACGGTGAAACCTCCGGAAGTTATATCGCCCGTAAATGTCCCGGATAAAATAGATGAAACCGTAGGTGAAGCAAAGCAGACCGCAGTTATAGGATTGATATCCGAAGACGCGGGTCTGGGGCGAACCGAAGCGTCGGTGAGTGTTCCAGATATAGCGTCATCTACCGATTCTACTCCCATTAATACAGACACTTCAATTGCGGTTTTGTCCAAGAATACGAATATGCATCGCAGAAAACAAGAAAAAATGGAGTATGATGCAAACGCCGAAAAGGATTCGGAAGAATCATTCTTATATCCATCGGTCAACGATCCAGCATTCGCCGCTAAAATCGCAATACGCGACGAGTTTGACGAGACACGATATGATGGCGAAATACGCGACATTCAATCATACGCAGATAAAATGTGCGAAGCCGAGTTTGAATTGCTCCCTCATCAACTTTTTGTTAAAAACTTTTTATCCTTTCAAACACCCTACAATAGTTTGTTGTTATATCATGGACTGGGAAGCGGTAAAACGTGCAGTTCGATTGGAATAGCAGAAGAAATGCGAGCATACATGAAGCAAGTTGGTATTAAACAACGTATTATTGTGGTTGCCGCACCGAATGTCCAAGCTAATTTTAAATTACAATTATTCGACGAGCGCCGATTGAGGGAAGTCGATGGTGTATGGAATATTGATTCATGCATTGGTAATTCTTTGGTGAAAGAGGTCAATCCGACGAGTTTGAAGGGTCTTCCTAAGGAAAAGGTGATTAGTCAAATAAAAACAATTATAAATCAATACTATGTTTTTATGGGGTATGTAGAATTGGCTAATTATATACGTAAAAAAACGGCGTTACCAGCAGATGCGAAATATAGTCCGGAAGAAGCGCATAAACAGGAGGTCCTCAATATGCGTAAATTTTTTAATAATCGAATGATTATCATTGACGAAGTTCATAATATTCGTCTCGCAAAAGATAATACCGACGGTAAAACGGCCCAATATTTATTAAAGCTCGCCAAGCACTGCATAAATATGAGATTATTATTGCTATCCGCTACACCTATGTATAATTCCCATACAGAAATCATATGGTTAGTAAATTTAATGAATGCGAATGATAAACGCGGATTGATCTCGGAAGATGAAGTATTCACCGCCGACGGTAAACTCAAAGAGCCAAAAATGGACTCGAGTGGAAAAATAATCGAGGAAGGAGGCCGAGAATTGCTCCATCGGAAATTGATTGGGTATGTCTCGTATGTCCGGGGTGAAAACCCGTATACCTTTCCCTATCGTATATATCCTGAGACATTTGCACAGGAACGCACATTTAAAGGTCCGGTAGAAGTGGCCAGCAGTTTACTTCGTGCGGGTCAGACGTTAATGGGAACCGTTGTAAAACAGGTCACCTTGCCTACTATACAATTAAACGGCCGTGATATTGACGACCCTTTGAAAAATATGCCCCTTTATGTTACCAGTTTGGAAGATTACCAAGAGAAGGCATATAATTTGGTAATTCGCGGAATACGTAAGGATATTGAGCAGAATACGAATACGACACAAAATTTCGAGGATCTCGACAAGTTTGGATTTCGTCGTTTACAGACACCAATTGAGGCATTGAACATGGTATACCCGAGTGCGAACTTGGACGCCCAGATTGAACGTGGCGAACTGACGGCGGATCTAACCGTGATCGATGAAGACAATAAGGATCCTCGAGCAACCATGGTCGGCAAACGTGGGATGAATACGGTTATGACCTATACCGACGAGTCTATGACCAAGAATCCCGCAAAATATAATTTTGAATATCGACCCGAAATACAACAAAAATACGGTCGTATTTTTAGTCCATCTGAAATTTCAAAATATAGTGCGAAAATTGCCCGTATATGTGAAATTATTCGTCATTCTACCGGAATTGTAATGATTTATTCCCAGTATATTGATGGCGGAATTGTCCCCATGGCGCTCGCACTTGAAGAAATGGGCTTTACACGCCACGGGACGTCGGCGAACACACGTTCACTGTTTCGCCAGCCACCGGTTGAACCCATAAATGCGCTTACAATGCTACCCAAAAGTAAGACGCCTACCGGATTTAGACCAGCGAAATACGTGATGATTACGGGCGATAAATCATATTCACCACAAAATGCGGCAGATATGAAAGATATTACCGGTTTGATGAATAAGAACGGTGAGATGGTCAAGGTCGTGTTAATTTCCAAGGCGGGGTCAGAAGGATTGGATTTCAAGTGTATTAGACAGTTGCACATTTTGGAACCTTGGT